TACAGCAAAAATCCAAGAAAGCTATCAAGACAACAAGCAAGCCAGCTAGAAGAGAGCATTAGAAAGTTTGGCCTCATAGATAAACCCGTTGTCACTCACGATGGAATCATTATAGGCGGTCACGCCAGAAAGAAAATTCTTCAAAGGCTTGAAATAAAAGAGGTCGATTGCTATGTGTGCGATAAGGAGCTAGATGAACGAGAGATACGCGAGCTTAATATCAGACTCAATAAAAATGCTGGTGACTTTGACTTTGATATCTTGGCTAACGCATTCGATGTTGTTGATCTGGTTAATTGGGGTTTTGACCCGTCAGAATTAGGGGTATTTTATGAGCAAGAAAACGAAGACGAGCAGCCCGAAACTTGCGGTGAGTGTGGAAGGAAATTGCCCCGAAACAAAGGAAGTAGCAGCTCCAAAGAATAAAGGCGGTAGACCTCATAAAGAGGTGGATATCGAATTGATAGGCAAGCTCGCACATATCCATTGTACTAAGAGAGAAATAGCCTCGATTATCGGATGTGATGTCGATCTTTTAGACGCCCCGCGGATATCCCCCGTCTTGCTAAAAGGTTTCGACGAAGGCAAGATGAGCCTTAAGCGTAAGATGTTTGAGGTAGCCTTGAAGGGAAATACAGCGATGTTGATATGGCTTAGCAAGCAGCATTTAGGCTACAGGGATAAGCAGCCCGATGAGGTGAGCCAGATGAATTACACGGTGGTGGTGCATGAGGTTCCAAAATGAGAGCGATTGAGATGGTTAAGACAAGTGAACGATTGCCTGACCTTAACGTGCCTAAGCTTGTGTTTGCGCTTATCCCTTCTGAAAATACTACCGTAAGTGGATGTGGATTGATTAAGACTTGGACGCTAGGCGTATTGTGTGAGCTTGGAGGCGTAGGGATTATTAAGGTATGGTACGGCTCGAAATACTATTTTCTTGATCCGGCCTTTGTGCCGTATTGGGAAAGTCTACCGGAAATTCCGGAATGACTTGGATAAGTGTAAAAGAGCGATTGCCAGACATCTTGCCCGGTGTCAATTACTCCGCAGACGTCTTATTTTGCGAGTGTGATGGTACGCGATACGTTGGAAGCTTTCATCGTAGACCAGCGGGTCAATACGCCAATGGATCTCCTAGGGCGATGGAAACTTATTGGAGGGAAAACGCTACAGGATGTGGGTGTTGCTCGCAGGATTTAGACGCAACTTATTGGATGGAATGTCCAGAGGCTCCTAAATGATTGACGGCAATAACCCTCCATTCACCGAAGAAGAGTCAAAGGCCATATCCCTCGCCGTGCTTGATATTATGATGCTTATGCGTCAACTAGATGAAAAAGGGATCTCATTCCGCTGTGCGCTTACTGCCTTCCTGTTTACTATAAACTCATCGTTCGAAGTGTTGGGGTACTCAAAGGTTGAGGTTAAGAATTTGTTTCAGAATATGATTAACGGTTATGAGGAATATGGCGAAGAAGTCAAAGAAGAAGCTTAATAATACTACCATTCGTTTTGTGAGATATCCCTCATTATGCACTAAGGCAGACCATGAAAACCCTTGGAAAGGAAAAAAACGCTCACTGAAAAATATTGTCGCGGAAGTTAGTTGGATTGCTAAAGGGAAACAATCTCATCCGATGCTTAGAAAAGCCATAAGTATGATTCGTAAAGATTCCCTTATTCGAGACTTCCCCGCAGCTTTCCGCATCGTTATCTGGGAATTGATGAAAACCCAAACCCGTTTAGCTAAATTGGAGGCAAGAAAATGACCTGGTATGACTGCGAAAAGGTACTTCCGCCTTGCGATGGTGTTTATGAAACTAAGGACGAGTCTACCGATAGAATGTGGGGAAGGCTAACTCCGTATACAGAATTACGCAAGTATAATGGCTTAACATTTTCAGGGTATGAATCTGTTTCACATTGGCGTTATCCCGTTGTTGAGAATGTAGAGAAGAGATACGGGGTGCAAAAGTGAAAACCGATTATACCTGCCTAGCATTCGCCTTAGCCGATTTACAGCTCTACCAGTCCGTAGACACACCCTACCCGCCTCATCTCATGGAGTGTGCCGTCGAAACAATCTTAGAGTATCTGATTGAGCGAGATAAACCTAAAAGGGAGCTGATTCTAGTGGAAAACAAGTTAAGAGAGATCAAGAAAGAGCTGAAGGCGAAAGTGAGCCTAAAGGCGCGTAAAGCCCTCAAGAAAGAGGTAAAGAAGTTAGGCAAGCTTCCAGCCATTAAAAGCAAGAAAACACCTAAAAAGAGAGGTAAATAATGTCAGATGTATCAAATATCCGCCCGATCGGCAATCGTATCTTAGTTAAGCTCATTGAGCCTGAAACGGTGACAGATGGCGGGATCATATTACCCGAACAACACAAAGCCAAGCGCAATAAAGCGACTATCGTTGCGTTAGGTAATGGCTGTATGCAGGTTAACGGCTGGTGGTTGCCTTGGGGATACAAAGTAGGCGATACCATCATGCTGGTGAACTATGCAGGGATTGAGTTAGGCGATGACCATCTCATTGTTACGCATGACGATGTAGTAGCGGTGGTGAACTAATGGATTTAGCCGTGACAATTTGTGCTTGTTTTTTGATGGTTTCAGTTGGATTGGGAATGTTTATTACTTCATGTAGGGATTAAAATGGAAACATTTATTAACTTATCTTTAACTATTTCTTTCAGTTTCTTAATGATTGCTTGGGGATTTAAGCATATCGGCTGCTTCCGAATGGGTGAATCCTCAAACCGTATTAGCCAGAAAGAATCAGAACACCGTATGCGCCGTGAGAATGAAGGATTAGACGATTGATGGAGATCTGCACTGTTGTGTGCCTAACCTGCGTGATTATCGTATGGCTAGGCTTGAAATATAATGCGTAGTTTTGCATAGCGGGAACCGTGGCTGAACTGTGTAGGCGCGTTCCATTTGATCAACGGAGCGTTATGTTGGGTCAAGACCAACCGCCCCGCTATAGAGAGGGACTGGCCGATTACTCTGCTGCACAAAAAAAAATTGGCCACAAATTAACAAGGAGTTTTTGTGCAAGTTTATATGAAAGTTGGAATTTATTTAAAAGATGATATTTGGACTTCAGGAATAAAAAAAGGAACTGTTAACACTGACTATACTGCCGATTTATCTGAAGTCTATAGCTATTTCAATAGAGATGGCTCAGATGGTTGGCAACGTTCTATATATACGTTCCCTCAAATGATAGAAGTCACAAAGGCTCAGATCTCCATCTCATGAGACAAACCAAGGTAAAAGCTCTCAGGAAGCGATTCCTAACGCGCCAAGATCAATCCAAGAATGCTTGGCGAAGGTTTAAGCGTATTTACGGCAGAAAGGCTACTTAGTGGAAATCAATTGGATTGCCGAATCATTTGATACCGTAATGAGCCTTTCGGGTAAGTGGGGTCGATGGCTAAATGTTCGAGGCAAAAGGCTATGCTTCATTATTTGGGCGGTTTGCGCGACTTATTGGATGGTGCGAGACTTTCAGGTTGGCTTGTACTCCCAAGGCTGTTTTTGCGTGGTTTCTATCGGTTTTCACATATATGGCTATCTTAATTGGAAAAAGAAAGGAATAGGTACAGATGGAATACTTCAAGATAAATAGCCTCTGGAAGCGTAACGGATGGTATTTCGACCAAGATAAGAAGAACTCTCCCGATTATCAAGCTGGGAGGCAGTCTTTCATTATTGGGGACTATTCGGAGCCAGAGTTTGGAAATATCATCAAATGGCGGGTAGATGAAAAGATCGACGGGACGAATATTCGTATACACTATAAGTGCGAAAATCCCGATTCTATCGGCTCTTTGGAGTTTAAAGGACGGACTGATAACGCTCAAATTCCTCCCCATCTTCTAAAACACTTGCAAGACACTTTTACCCTTGAGAAGTTTTACAAAGAATTCCCCGAAGCTAAAGAGGTGATTCTCTATGGCGAGGGATATGGCCCCAAGATTCAATCTTGCGGGGGAAATTATCGGAAAGATGTGAGCTTTATTCTATTTGATATCTGGGTGAATGGATGGTGGTTAATGCGCCTTTCTGTGCGTGAAATCTCTAAAAGACTGGGGATTGATATCGTTCCTGAAATTGGGATTATGACGGAAAATGAGATCGTCGAATACGTTAAATCAAAACCTCTCTCTAATTGCTCTATGAATCCGCAGATGATGGAGGGGATTATTGCTCGTTCGGAGCCTTTGGTGTGCTTCCGAAACGGCAAACCTGTCGTCTGGAAGCTAAAGTGTAAGGAGTTCACTTGAATAAAGACGATATGAAGCAAGTCACCATTGAACTCCCTCACGAATACAAGTGCAGGGACTATCAAGAGCAATTCTGGCTAGAGATGGCCAAAAAGAAGCGTGGTGTGCTTGTATGGCATCGTCGTGCTGGCAAGGAAAAGACATGCTGGAATTACATGATAGTAAAAGCCTGTCAGAAGGTGGGTACATACTACTATCTTTTCCCTGAATTCTCCCAAGGGCGCAAGATTCTTTGGGATGGGATGGATAAAGAGGGCAAGAAATTCCTGAATCACATTCCTCAACCGCTGATTTCAGGTGAGCCGAACGCAACAGAGATGAAAATAAGGTTGGTTAATGGGTCTATCATTCAAATTGTCGGTACTAATAACGTTGATTCAATTGTTGGGACTAACCCTATTGGTTGTGTGTTTAGTGAATACTCCCTGCAAAACCCTATCGCTTGGCAGTTAATTCGCCCTATTTTGAGAGAAAACGGTGGCTGGGCAGTCTTTAACTTCACTCCTCGAGGTGCGAATCATGCAAAAGAACTCTTTGATATGGCTTCTGCTAATCCTGACTGGTTTGCTCAGCTTCTTACTGTTGAAGATACAGGGGCCATATCTCCAGACGATATCGAAGCCGAACGGCGCGATGGCATGTCAGAGGATTTTGTACAGCAAGAGTTTTATTGTTCCTTCACTCTAGGGATTGAAGGCGCTTATTACGCAAGATACATGCAGGAGGCAAGAGATGGAGAACGAATCGGCGCAGTGGCCTGGCAAAAGACAACTCGTGTATATACCGCCTGGGATATCGGAATTGGAGACTCCACATCCATTATCTTTTTCCAAATTGTGGGCAATACAATCAATGTCATCGACTATTACGAAAATCAGGGAGAAGGCTTGCCCCATTATGCAGAAGTACTTTTTCGCAAGCCGTACCTTTATGCAGATCATTATGGCCCGCATGACATCCAAAACAGGCACTTTTCTTCTGGAATGTCCACCCTCGAAGTCGCAGGAGGACTTGGAATCAAGTTTACAGTCTTACCAACTTTACACATGCGAGTTGAGGAAGGTATCGAAGGTTTACGTGGCATCTTCCCGCGTCTTTACATGGATGCGACTAAGTGCAAGCAGCTCATAAAATGCCTTGAAAACTATAGGAAGGAGTTCGATGACAACCATAAAGTGTATAAGAATAGACCCGTTCACGATTGGGCTTCACATGGGGCCGATGCTATGCGATACCTTGCTATTGCCGTTAAGAGATATGTGGATTCGAAGGGCGGGCCTAGTGATGCAGATGTCGAGAAATTGATGGATAAATACCAACCGAGGTTCGCATGACTTATGCTGCAAATCTTACTCCTGAGTGGTACACCTATCGTGCCAGAGCATGTCAAACTTATGAAATGGCCTATAAGCAATTAAAAGAAAACAATAAATTCGTTAAATATAATACATGGATTGAAAATTCATGTGTAAAACCAACAATTGGAACAATACGGTTAACTGGAGTAGAAGCACAAGTTTTGTGTTCTGATAGTTCGGGAAGTCCTAGTTGGATTCGTCTTGAAAAAATAACAATAAAATATAGATTTAAACAATTTTTAACAAAGGTGAAACAAATGTTTTGGAATAGAAAGAGAAAAGAAATGCAATCTGAGATTAATGCACTCAAAGAAAGAGAGAGCGTTCATAGAAAATGGATTTGTCAATTAGAAATTGACCTAAAAGATTTAAAAGCTAAAATACACGAATCAAAAGAAGTTCTTGAGTCTACAACAGACCGAACTAGTGGTCAGTCATTAATAATCAACCAATTAGCCGAATATAGAGTAGTGTATTCCTGTGAAAATACAAGAAGTTTGCAAGAAGCAGGTTATAGATTCGTGGGGAACTATGGCAAAAATGATGGGTTTCAAATGTGGATAAGAGATAAAAAACAACCATCAAAACATAAAAAAAGTAAATCAAAAAAGAAAAGATAAAACTGATATAATACAAATATAAGGATAAAATATGTACTTATGGACGCCTTTATTTATTATTGCTTATAAAATGGGATGGGTTGATTGGTCACTTTGGTGGCTGGCCTTAACATTGGTCTTTGATTCTGGTCGGCATATTATTATAAAACATAAAGGATTCTAAATGGCCAAAAACTCAGTAACTACACCTGTACCACCGCGGTCATCACCTAGATTCTGGCCTGATCCACAGCGCACACTTCCGCAACCACCTCCAAATCAACCTTCCGTGAACAAGTCATTACCAATCTTACCCCGTCCACCAGGCGGAGGAGGCAATCCATATGGGTAGAGTTCAAATCCCAAAACCACCTAAACCTAACATTTCTTGGCCAAATGCTCCATGGATTCCACCTCTATCTAGGCCATTTACTGGGCCTTTGAGGTCTTAATGAAGCATTGTGTGGCAGAATATGACTGTCCAAAATGCAAAGAGCCTCATCTGGGTTCTGGGATGGCTATGATAGATTTTATTGTTTGCTATGATTGTTATTACAAATTTCATAAAGAATTAGAGCCTGAGATTATAAAACTCGTTGCATGGTATTTCAAAGGAGAGTCTTAATGTTTTCTGGGCCTCATCTTAGCGAAGCTGATGTGCTCTTACAAGATGCTGAAAATATAATGTTTCGGCTTTTTAAGGAGGAAATGATGTTAAGGCTACCCAAGGCTCAAATCGAAGCGATAACGATCCCTATACCCCCTAGAAAGACTCCTTATAGCCCAATGAGTCCGGTTTCTCCCGTTCCTTGGAATCAACCCCCTTTATACGTGCCTCCCGTGATTCCTTCTATTCCTGGAGGAAATCCCCGATGAAGCAGTTAGCTAAGAAAAAACTCAAAAACCGCAAAGATTGTGGGCATTGGGAAGGCAAATACTGGTGTAATTGCATGACAAGAAATATACGCCGTTGGCTAGGCGTGAAAATGTTTGGATGGTTAGATTGAGTCTTTATTTCAAAAATGATAAGTACGTCATAGAGTTGGTTGACATCAAGTCCGCTTTTTTTGACAAGATAGCCCATAACGATAAGATCTTTGATATCGTACAAGTGAACTACAAAGATGGTACGGTGATTCAGATGCCTTATGATAACGAAGAGAAGGCAAAGGCTGGATTTGAGGTTTTAGCGAATTTCCTTACTCGCTAGTGTAGCTCATCGGCAGAGCAATTCCCTTGTAAGGAAAAGGTAGTGGGTTCAATTCCTACCACTAGCAAAATTGCCAGGGACGGGAGTTACCGTGGACTCCTTCCCGACCTGGACTTCTTTGTGCCCTTTTTCCCACGCAAGGACATGATTTGTGAAGATTCTCTCTCGGCTAAAGCCGAAAGCTTCTCCCGAGGAACAGCTTACGCCACTCAAAGGGACTTTCGGTTTAGTGTCGCGGGCGACAGAGGAGCTTCTAGAGTAACAAATACCCAGACTGTATCTTCCTACAGTGTGGGCAAGTTTAACAAATTAGGAAGAATTAAAACCAGAGCAATTCATCCCAGTCCTAAAGAACTGGGTTTTCTCCCATCAGAAGGATAAAATAGCCCCTACTTACGTTTCGGGGCTACGTCTACGGCAAAACTCATAATCAACCGTCGACATCATTGCATCTTTGGGCCATAAAGGAATTGAACCTTTGACCACAGGATTATGAGACCTATGCTCTAACCACTGAGCTAATGGCCCCAAAAGGAGTCGAACCTCTGACGCGTAGGTCTTCAGCCTACCGCTCTACCACTGAGCTATAGGGCCGTTTAATCCCAGTCCATGACCTTTTCTAGGGAATTTGGGTATTTGGCCTCTAAATACTGGGAAATTTTCTCTAAACAGATACTTTCGCAGAATTCTCTTATTTTATTAATTTCTTCTACATCCTCTGTATGGACGAAAAATATTTGTTTACCGATATGACAAATTACCGAACCTGAATTCATTCTTTTGCCTCATGAATTGCCAACTCAGTTGGCATTAAGTTTTTCATAATTAATACTGTCTTAACAATAGCCATCTCCTTCTCAAGAGAGTTGAATTTGGCGTTCATCCATAAAACAGACGTTAGAATTCCTGAAAGAATAATGAAAGTGTCGATATGTTTTTTTAAGGTTTCCACAATTTTTCCTATTTTAGAGCTTAAATTACATTATATGGCGTTTTAAGGACAATTAAAATTATTTCTTGATGTCATATTCAAATAATTCTTATATAATGAAGATAACAGAAGGTCACTGATGGCTAACCCCATGTCGGGCTATGCTCGGTCGTCGGATTCTAGTGCTTTTCTTGAGCATTACCAACGATCCATAGTCAAAAACACTCCTCAACTGGATAACCGTAAAGACGTTATTCAAGACTTTGGGGAGGCGTATGAGCGCGCTTATATGCTTTGGAATACGTACTATGCCGAAGCATATAAGGACTTAAGTTACTATCTCGGCAATCAGTGGTCTTTGGAAGAGCTGGCCTATCTGAACAATCAGAGACGGTCTTCCTTCACTTATAACAAGATAAGACGGCTGATTAACCTGGTTCAGGGATATCAGCGTAAAAACAGGCTTTCTACGATTATTACGCCTGTTGAAGATTCCGCAACGCAGACGGCAGATATTCTTACCGATGCGATGCAAAGTGTGATGACGCGCTCTGGAGGCTATGAAATCATATCCGATGCCTTCAAAGGTGCTTTAACAACCGGACTTTCCTTCGTCTCCCCCTATATCGACTATAGAGACGATCCGGTATCAGGGGATATCAAATTCCACCTAGATGAGTGGAACGCAGTGATTTTAGACCCGTTCTTCACCAAAAGAGACCTTTCGGACTGCGGAATGGTTGCTCGAAGAAAATATCTCGGAAGAACCGAGGTTATTTCTATGCATCCCGACAAAGAAGACCTGATTATGGCTCTTCCTTGGGGTTCAAGAGACGATAAATTCACTTATATGCCCTTTGCTCGCCAGTGGGGCATGCAAAAACTGCTGAATTATACCGAGTATTGGAAGACAAAATGGGAAACCAAAGATGTCTTAGTCGATATGAATACTGGGGAAACTCAGGAGTGGAAGGGTGATAGAAAGCGTCTCCGCATCCTGACTGAGATGGTTCCGGAGCTGCAACTTATTCGAAAACCCGTCAGATCTGTCGAATTAGGCGTTATTTGCGAAGGGGAGCTACTTTACTATGGCAGTGACCCATTTGGCCTAAATGACTACCCTTTCGTGCCTTTCATGTCGATTTTCGAGCCTTCTTACGATCTTTACACGTGGAAGCTCCAATCGCTCGTCAGAATCGTCCGAGACCCTCAAACTGAGCTAAATAAGCGCCGCTCAAAGATGGTCGACATCATTGATGCGCAGTTAAATTCCGGCTGGGTCGCTAAAACAGGTGCAGTGAGCAATAACGCCTCACTCTTTAAATCCGGCAATGGCCAGGTCATATTCCTGAAGCCGGAAGCCCAAATGACCGATATTCAGCGCATTGAAGCCCCGCAAATCCCTGCTTCCATGTTCCAACTTGAGGCTGAATTTGAAAAAGACATTATGGAAATCGCGGGGGTCAATTCCGAGCTTTTCGGGATGGCAGAGAATGAAAAAGTAGAAACGGCAGGTATTTTAGCCAAACAACGGCAAGCGGCCGGCCTCGTGAACCTCCAGGATATTTTCGACGGTTTACGCCAATCTCAGAAACTTCTCGGCCAGAAGACCATGAAACTCATGCAGCTCAATTACACTCCTGAAAAAATCAAGGAGATGACCAAAAAAGAGCCTACGCCAGAGTTTTATAGCGGTATTTTTGCAAAATATGACGTCGTCGTGGAAGAAGGTCTTCTCACCGACTCGCAAAAACAGACACAGTTTGTGCAGCTTACCGCTCTCAAAACTATGGGTGTCAACATTCCGGATTCTCTGATTATCAAGAATTCTGCCCTACAAAACAGAAAAGACCTCGAAGAATATCTCAACCAAGAAGCTCAGAAACAGGCTCAAGTTCAACAGCAACATGAGCAACTCCAGCTTCAAGAGATCCAAGTCGCAAACAATGCGATCAACGCCAAGGCTGAAGCCGACAAATCTCTCGCAGCCGAGCGTACAAATAAAATTTCGTTAGATGCAGCGATCAACGCTGAACGATTGAGCCGTGCTGAGGAAGACAGGACAGCGGGCGTATTGAACTTGATTAAAGCCGTCAAAGAGCTTGAGTCAATAGATATCGAGACCCTCATGAAGAAGGTCGAAATTCTCAAGTTAATCGAGTCAGGTCAAGAGGCAGATGAGAAATCATCAGCTCCTGTTGCCGCTAGTGCATAGATAAAAAAGGATATTATGAAAAAAGTATTAATGTTTTTGCTTTTGCCTTTCATGGGAATTTTCGCTTCCGACCATGAAATTAATGTTGAAGTCGCGGGAGTTGTTCCCGATATGACTCAAAGCAGCCACTTTGAGGTGGACTATCGGATTATAAATGAACTCGACTCAAACTTCGTCATCGTGAATCCCAGAATCAGACCTTTAGGCAATGGAAATATTAATATCGGCCTAAGTTTAGGAGCAAGATCCGATGTGGATTTCGGAATATTCGGCTTTCATGTTGGATGCGACTATTCTTATACGCATGAAGCTCACAATATGCAGCTCGTGCCTTCTTTCGAATATATGTCCTCAAGATGGTTCTATAGTTTTAATGCCTACTTGCCGATCAAAAACCTGTCTTACGGTTCTCCAATAGGCCAAATCGTAAAAACTCACCGCTATCTCGATCAAGAGATAGTCTACAAATGGCGACATGCTAATTTATCTTTCTCTCACAATTTCGACGCTGAAACACTGAAAAACGGTTTTGTGGGTAAAATTTCTAAAGACTTCGGCGATCTTAGCCTCGCCATCAGTGGAGGCCAAGACGGCCATCACGGCAAACATGTTAAACTTGCTCTCGTTTACAACTTACCTTCTGGATCATCCAAACATTCTCATGGGCGTATTAATCGGCATGTTGGGACTGTCTATGATTGCAAGGTGCTTCCGGTACGCAAGTCTAAAAAACCAGTCTCCACCATAGAACCCATCATCATCGCCAGACCATCGAATGTTCAAATAAAGAATACGCTCAAGACGGCTCCTCCTGCAACTCCCGTTGCTGAGGAAAAGCACTGGTATGACTTTTTCACTAAGGGCAGAAGCGATTAATTATCACACGAGGATTTATGACAACATTTTTTAGCTGGCCGCATATGACACCTCCTGAATCAGCAAGCAGAGAGTTGGATATGCGCGTCCAAAGATCAGAAATGCCATACGGCTATGAAGGCGAAGGCCCAGATGCCGATACGCATGATTTCAACCAAGCCAAATTAGAAACTCACAAAATTCAAAGGGTCAAGTAATGGCAGAGAAGAAGAATTGGATCGCAGGGGCGATCAAGCATAAGGGCGCTCTTAGAAAGACGCTTCATGCAAAAAAAGGCAAACCGATCCCAGAGAAAAAGCTGGAAAAGGCTGCAAAAGGCAAAGGCGTAACCGCAAAACGGGCACGTCTAGCTGAAACACTGAAAAAGTTAAGGAAATAACAATGAAAGAATCAGTTCGCTACGAGAATGAAGTAGAGAAGCCAAAAGTTGCCAAAGGTGGACATCAAATGTCCGGCATGGGCTGCTGTGACTTCAAGAAAGAAGCAATGGACATCGCCTACGGCCAAGCCGGAATGGGCGGAGTCAAGTCTGACGAAAGAAAAATTATGAGTCAGATGAAGCATTATGACTGGGAAAGTCCCTCAGAATATTAATAGGTAGATCATGGCTGTTGAAATCGGAGAAGCAAGAGAAGCGTGGGGGATGAATGTCCTTAACCTAGTCACTGACTTTGCCGAGCAAATGAAGCATGTACGAGAACCATTTTATATCGTTTTTCACGCGAAGCAGGATAGAAATAATCCAAACACCTTCCGTCAAGCGATACGAGCTTACTATGAGAAACCACCATTTTTGCTGGGCCTCCTAGTTTGGTATGTCGATCACAGGAAATCAGAAATCAGGTTCGTTCCTGAACTTTCATCTCCTCCAGACGTTCCAATTGATCCATCCCTCCTCTCCGATAAGGCAGAAGATGCCTTCACACGGGTGATGGAGACTGGCCAAAAAGCCAAAATCTTACTGTCCTAAAGGACAAGTCTTTTTTTAAATCTAATTCCTAAATTGGGCGTAAAACCTGCGGACGCCACGCAACGGACATTATGACGATAGATATGAAGAATTTTAATTTAACGGGCGAATCAACCGATCCTGCCGCCGAGGGTCAGCAGATACTTACTAATTCTTACCAAGAAGAATTCACCAACGAAGAACTTCCGCTAATCAAGGATCTCCTAACACCACCAGAGGAAAGCGTCAGTATTACGTCTTCCCAAGAAGTGGTTGAAGAGCCTTCAAAGCAGGAGTTGAACTTCAGGGCACTGAGGGAAGAGATTGATAAGATCAAAGCCGAAAGGGATGAATTTAAGCAAAATATAGATCTCCTGAAGGCCAATAGACAGCAAGAGCAATATCGGCAACAACAACCCGTCCCAGAGAAAAAACTCTTTGAGGGGATGGATGATTCCGATATTCCAAACGTTGCGGAAATCCGCAGAGCTTGGGAAGAACGCGAAGCTGGCTATTTAAGCCGTATAGAAGAGCTATCCGTTGCTCAAGATCATTCTGACTACGCGGAGGTATTGCAGAACTATACTGCTCCTCTTCTTAGAAATAAGCCTCATCTTGTCGAGGGAATCCAAGGGGCACGCAATAAAGCGTTATTTGCCTACGAGCTTGGAAAATTGTATCAGAACCAGCAATCCACAACTCCTACTCCAGCACAAGAGCAATCCGTTCAAAAATCTACCACTCCTAGTGCCACAGCACAACGGATAGTAGACAACGCACGTAAACCTGGGACTTTATCATCCGCAGGCGGTCAGGGAGCCTTAAGTAAGGCCGACTACATTGCCACTATGTCAGACAAAGATTTTATGGAGATGGCCACGAAACACCTCGAACAAGTCTAAACCAATCGAGATAAATTCAAATGGCAATTACTAACTTAACACAATTACCACCAGAAGTCCGGACATATTTTGACCGCCTTCTCTTGGCGTTAGCAAGACCATACTTCATCTACGATCTTTTCGCCCAAAAGCGTCAAATTCCGCTCAATTCAGGCGATCAGATGGTATTCCGAAGATATGGAACACTGACAGCAGCTACAGTCCCACTAACCGATGGTCAAACTCCTTCTGGAGATCAACTCTCAGTTACAGACTTCAAAGCTGAGATTCAATGGTATGGATCGTTCGTTACGATCACAGACCAAGTTCAATACGTCGTTCAAGACAGAGTTCTTAATGAAGCAACAAAAGTTCTTTCATTACAACTCGGTTTGACTATAGATACTTTGATCCGCGATATGATGGTCTCTACAGCCTCTACAATCGCTTGTTCTAATGGTATCAATGGTAACGTACCTACTGAAATCACAGATGCAGATATTCAAGATGCAGTCGTAGCTCTCCGTCAGGGGAATGCGAGACTCATGACTAATCCTCTCCCTGGTGAAAATAAATTTGGAACTGCTCCCGTCCGTGCTTCTTATTGGGGCTTTATGTCCGTCGATATGCAGCAAGATTTGGAAGCTGTTTCTTCATTTATTTCGACAACAAATTATCCTAATCCTCTCAATGCTCTTGAGGCGGAATGGGGTTCAACTCGAAACATTCGCTGGCTGTTAAACACTAACGGCTTTAGTAACGGCGCTTCACCTAACGTTTACAGCTCATTCGTAGTTGGCCAAGAAGCCTACGGTGTTGTTCGTCTCGGTGCTAAAGAAGCCGAATTCATCGTTAAGCCTCTAGGCGCATCTGGAACTGCTGACCCATTGAACCAACGCGGAACAGTCGGTTACAAGTACCCATTTGCCACTAGAATCCTCAATGATAATTGGATTACTCGTTTAACTGCAACACTATCTTAAGGAGTAATTAAATTATATGGCAATTTTACGATCAGGCACTTTAACAGTCACAACAGGTGGCGTAGCACAGAACTTAGTCTTGGGATTTACTCCTAGTGTTCTAACTCTTTGGAATGACACTAAATTAGCATCCGGAACAGGTGTTGCTTATGCACAATGGCTCTATACTATGCCAAATGCTTCAGCATATATCCAAACATTATCAGCAGGCGCTCCAGTGTGGTCTAAAATCACCACAAATGGTGTGACTCCTTATGTTACAACAGATGCTAACCTATATACAGCCACAAACTTGACAATCACTGGCATTAGCCAAGCTGCTCAAGCAAGTATTACAGCGACTCACAATTTCACGGCAGCAGATGTCGGCGTGACCGTTGTTACTTTCCACGGCGTTGTTGGTATGATTCAGATTAATACACTCTCTGGAGTTATTCAATCTGTAACAAGTACAACAAGCTTTACTGTCAATATTAACACAACTGCATTCACAGCTTACACAAGCGGTGGTATTGCAAACGTTATTACTGGCCGTCCAGCTCTGCAAGGTGGATCTCTTACATCTGGTAATGCACTTGGATTCCCTCCTTTGCAACTTGGAACATCTCAAGTCCTCAACACAGCGCTGTTTAATAACGGTACTGCTGGTGTGACTTTGGGAACATCGTTGATGGTGACAACTGGCGATCTATTTAGATGGCAAGCTGTCTTAGATGCTCCGTTCACGAGCTAAATCCGTGGAGTGGGATTTACCCGCTCGCCTTTACTAGAAGGTTAGGGCCGATAGGCCGCGAGATGACAATGGACGTATGATACTAGTCAATCTACGTCAAGTCCCTATCCCGTGCCTCCAGGATGGTGTAGATAGGGTCGATGGCCCCCCAGGAGTTGTATCCTGGGGTCTTGCCATTCACTTATTTTAGGGCAATATGTCGAATGCAATCCCTCCTTCAGTTACCCCTCCTTCTCCTTTCGAATGGCCAGAAACCATCCGAACACTGACAGGAATTTCTAAAGCAAGACAGGCAGTTGTCACATGTCCATCGCATGGATTTACATCGCAAGACGTCGATGTCACCAGTGTGATGTTTCTTCAAGTAAAAGGAATGATCCAAATCAATGGAGTTCCTGGAGTTATCCAACAGGTCATAGATGCGAATAATTTCGTTGTCAATATCAACACATCCGAATTCTTCCCATACAGTTCAGAGGGTGTCATCAATATTGACACTGGAATCCCTCCCATCGAGCAAGTCGGATCACAGTGGTTTAACACTCCCTTCCAAAATATCAAGCAACAAACACCCTTCAATTTCCCAACCCCATAGGTAAAACATGGCAAAGTCTAAAAGTAAACTTAACAACCTACCTAAAGAAGTCATAGCAGAAGAATTGCTCAAAGAGAATCCCATAGGACTCCCAGAAGCAAAAGCGGCCACTATCGCAATCGCAGTAGAAATGCCTCGCATGGAAACGATCATGTTCCGCAATGACAGAGATCCTGGAATCCCTCTCACGTTCCATTATGCCTCTAAAACGCATCCTTTGCACCATTACACCCTCTATCACGGCCAAGAGCATACTTTGCCTGTCGAAGTGATCGAACACCTCGAAAGCTGCTCTATTCCCCTTTATGCCTATCGCAAAGGCGCAAACGGACATCCCGAAATGTACTGCAACGGCAAAAAATATAGCTTCACATGCAAATCCGTAAGGAAAGCAGCTTAAGGAGTCTTAGATGACAGGATGGACGCTTCAAGACATTCAGAATAAGGTTCGCGCGGTTACGGGAACACCTTCCCAAGATCAGATGTCGACTGCAACTCTGAATAATTATATTAATAATTATTACACCCTTATCATGCCTTTTGAACTCAAAGAGCAGATTCAGCTTGAGTTCATTAAGTTTGAGACGTTCGCAGGGCAAGACGTCTATCCCTTCCCTGGGAACTTTTTAACCGATCAGCCCATGTGCTATGCTGACGGATACCCTCTTATCTTCTATCAAGATCCCGATATCTTCTATCAAGACTGGCCTATTCAGATCGCTGCTGATAATTTAGCAACAGGCACTGGGCTAACTTCTTCATTTACGGGAGGGTTCCAAAGTCCTCCGATAATCATTGGATCAGTCACGGTTACAGATGGAATACAAATTCTTAATGATACCGGAAATCCCGAGACTTCTCAGAGGATTGCTATCGGGTCAGGTGTCACGACTTACACTGGAACTCTTTTCGTCTTTCCCATCAAGCCTGGAAGTCTTTCTATCACAAATGGAATCGAGACATTTTCCGATAATGGAGCCGGACTTCTCATTGGAAGTTTGGGAGGAACCGGAACGATTAATTATTCCACTGGCGCTTGGAGTGTGACATTTAACACTGCTGTTGTGTCTGGAGTTGCGATTGTTGCTACATTTATCGTTATTTCATTCGTTGGGATATTGGAAGGCGATGGAATAGGGACTATTAATTACGTCACGGGAGCTTATAGTGTTGAGTTCGATTTTGCGCCTCTTAACGGCGCCACAATTTATAACAAGTATCAGGGTTATCAGCCTACTCGCCCTCAAGGGGTTCTGTTCTTCAATAATCAGTTCACTTTTCGGCCTGTTCCTGACCAGGTGTATCAAATCCAAATGCAAGGATACATCAACCCCACTCAGTTAACAAACTTATCTGACATTCCGATGCTTCCGGAATGGGGTCAGTTGATCGCTTATGGAGCAGCTCTTGATATATTCTCTAGTCGAGGCGATCTAGATAATTACAACCGATATTTCCCCATCTTAAAGCGATTTGAGAACGTCGCACTTGCGCGCACAGTCCAACAATTTCAAGCCGAACAATCTGTTCCGAGGTTCTAATGACAGTTTATAATCCAAGTATTCCACAAGCATCCGATCTAATATCAAATAGCCAATCTCAAATATTAGCTAATTTTGGGCAATTAAATACGCAATTTGGAGTGGATCATTCAGCTTTTGAGGCAGGTGGGTCTAATGGTACAGGCTTCCACAAGCAAGTAACCTTCCCTGCTGCGGTCGTTGCTGCTCCTACTGGAGTTGTAGGAATTATACATGATGTTATTGCAGCAATGGGATCTGTCAGTTTTGCTACAAAGCCTATTCCTTATTTTGCAAACTCTGTAGGTGATTTTCCTATAATGCCAGATATAAATAAAGGGACTGGAAATGACTTTAGCTTTCAAATCGGAAAATTAATTGTTAATTGTGGATTTAATACAACATCAGCAGGCCGTACAGCAAATATCGTATTTAACCAATCCTACACTGCAAACATAATTTACATAGGCCTTCAAGCGTTTACTGTTCCATCTATTATGACCGTATCAGCACAAACTAATATGGGATTTACTTCTAACTCAAATAATCCTTCAGTTCCATTTTATTATATAGCATTTGGATATTAATGGCAGATTATCAACCATTCCCGATAACTACATTTAAGACCGGATTCTTTAATTATGTTCAACCTTGGGTAAGGCCGGAAGAGGCATTCGATCCATTGGAGAATGCTCAAATCTATCGTGGTGTCTTAAGTAAGCGTAATGGTTATAAATTGCTCGCTCAGCTTCCTGACATGAATCCTGTGATGGGCATCATGCGTTATCAAAATGAGACCACAGGAGCGGAAAATCTTGTTGTTACATCTACTAAAAATGCCTATCTTTTTAATGATGGCGCCAGCACATTTGGGTTAATTACTTCTATAGCGGAATCTGTATTTTGGATGGGAACGGCCACGGGTACAATTCCTATGCCTACCTTTTGGCCAAATTTAGTGCCCACGACCGTTAATATAACAGATGGAACAACCGTAATTACAGACAATGGAACAGGAACATTTAATAGTGGTGGAATTTTTGCGGCTGGTGGAACCGTTAACTATGTTACCGGAGCGCTCAGTCTAAATTTCGCTGGGACAACCACTGGAGTTTCTTTATCTATAACAGCTACCACAACAGGTGGCTATTTCACTGGGAATATATCCCAATTCTTCAACTGGACAAATTGGCAACCCACAGATCCCACTACATTCACCTCTAGCACCTCTTATCTTTACATGGTCAATGATGTTGATCCCATAACATTGTTTGATGGAACAAATCTATCTAGGCCAATTTTTTATGTAAATAGTACAATGACTGATTATATAAAAACATGTTTTGATATAAAGGTTTTTAGAAATAGACTATTAGCAATATTGCCAACATTAAACTCAACCACTAATCCCGTTAACCAGGGAATATACTGGAGCGCCCAATTCAATCCTTTTAACTTTGTCAATAATGTAGCGGGAAATGGTGGGTCGCTAACGGCAGCTACAAGTGACATTATCCAAAGTTTCAACTTCCTTAGAGACATTTGCATCGTTCGATTCACGAGAAGTATTTGGATTTTCCGATTTACGGGCAATGATTTTCAGCCATTTGTCTGGCAACGGATCAATGCTACCAAAAACACAAACTGCCCCTATGCTAGCGTCGAATATGATATCCGTGAAACAGGTATAGGATCAACCGGATTGACTGCCTGTGATGGGGTTAATATGGTTCGTTTTGACACCTCTATCATAGATTTCTATGAAACGGAGATGGATGAACAATATTATGGCCAAGCGTTCTCCCAGAGATATGATAACAATTCTGAGACTTGGACGCTTTATGTGAGTAACGGCTCTCCAAATCCTCCAGTCGGAGGAGTAGCCCCTGGATCAGATAAAGCTCTGATTTATAACTTTGAAGAAGATACCTGGGCTACGCATATCTTTACCGTTCCCATGACCTGCATGGGCATTTATCACGTTTTGACAGGCCAAACTTGGGCTGATCTTACAACCCCTTGGAGCGAAAATCAGGTAGCCTGGAAAGACTATACTAATCAAGCTGCTGCCTTAAATCTTTTAATGGGCGATGTGAACGGAAACGTCTATTGGATGGATAACGAATTTCAGATCACAGATAACGGAACGCCCATTCTTGCAAATGTTGTCTCCAAGCGCTGGAATCCCTTCGTTCAACAAGGACAAAAAGTCCAGTTTGGGTGGATAGATTTCTACTATCAAAGAAATGATGTTTGCACCCTGAATCTCACTTTTTATGTCGATAACGTTGATACGCCCTCATATCAAACCAGCATAACATTACAGGCAGACGGAACCGACCAAACGGCTATCTCTAATTATGCTATGAAACGCATTTATATTAACGCAACTGGGCAATTCCTTCAGATGGAGATCCAAAGCAATTCACAGGCTCGTTTCAACATAAATGGCTTTATTTTATGGTGTAGACCCGCAGGAAGGCTCACTCCCTAATGACCGGTAAACTGCCTTTATTTCCGACGCTTCCAAATACAACGATTGTCCCGCAAGACGAAAAACTCTTTATTCCCTATCTGAATCGTCTCTATGAGGATATCGCCAATACCGTCAACTTCAAGGATAATAACTTTTATCAGATGGCGATCACGAATACGCCTACGCCAATAGTTAATATCCCCAACTTTGGAGCATTTATCATATGCGTCAGTGGCACGAATTCGGGACTTCCTACAATTACAGCGAGTCTTTGCAAGGCGGACATGGGAGCTTCCGGTTCAATCGCCGTCCTTGGCTCCCAAGCGGGAACCGTGGCCCCTTTTGCAGCAGCGACACTGACGATCACTTCATCAGCGACGAATTTCCTGATACACCATTCCGTAGCCAATACGACCGGAAATTTCAACCTTAGAGTCATAGGCACACAAAATGGATAACGCCGACCTAGAAAAGCTAGAGTTTTTGAAGCTCAAATTCCCCCGACTTATCCCGATTGATCTCATAGAGGGAGTAAAAGGGAAAACCTTCACTCCTGAACAATTCTACAAATATCAGGAAGATCAGGTTAAATTTGAAAATCCAGGCAATTTACTCTATGCGCTAATCGACCAAGACAAGAAAATTCAGGGCTATCTTTGGGCTGAAATCAGCCAGCTCGACGGATCTATGTTCGTCAACACCTTCTCTATCAAGAAAGAATACTGGTTTAAGGGGAAGGCAATCCCTAAAGTCACAGAATTTCTGGAAATCCTTAAAAATAAGCATAAATGCGAAAGAGTATTCTGGATTACAACTAATGAAAAATTCTTCATTAAACATGGTTTTAAACGTTCAAAAAACGTTCTAATGGAGTATAATCCAAATTAAGAGGTCATATTAATGGGTCAGACTAAAGGCAGCGGGTATGAAAGATTATCCACACAGATAAAACCGCAAGGAAGCCTCCTAGAACAGCTTTTAGGCGCTAGTGGGCAGAATCTCCAGGCTGGAGGCAATATCGCTCAAAATCCGGCCTATCAGCAAGCTTTACAGGCCATTCAAGGGTTTTTACCAGGCGGACAGGGCTTCAATCCGATCGAACAAGAAGCCAACCGAAATTTCCAACAAACGACAATCCCTCAGATTCTTAATGCTTTTGGGGGAGGGTCAAAAGGCGGAAGCGCTCTCAATCAAGCTCTGGCGTCTGGAGCCTCTAATCTCAACTCCTCACTAGGTGCTCAACGTGCGCAAATGCAACTTGGCGCTGCTGGGCAAGCTTTAGGGGCTGCTCAAATCCCATTCCAACAAGGGCTGCAAGGTGCACAACTCGGACTCGGAACGCAACCGTTCGCTTTCGAGCAAAAACAACAACCTTTCTGGCAACAAGCGTTACTCGGATTAATAGGCGGTGGTGGTCAAGCTGCCGGAGCCTACTACGGAGCAAAATAATTTATGGTACAAGTTCTTCCAGCAGGGCCATCTTTTGGATCTCAAGTCGGACAATTAATAAATAATCTTGGTGGTGAAGCAGCAAAAGCAATAAAGGCTAGAACCGCAGGAAAAAGATTTCAATCTCTCTGGCAGCAGATTCAAGGACAGCAAGCGCAGATAGGGCAAGAGGAACAGTCCATGCAGAATGGACAAATACAGCCTCAACAGGGCCAGCCTCAACAACAAAATATCAGTCCTCTTCAGATGGCTCAATTGTCTGATGCTGCAACAAATTATCTTGGCAAAGACCAGTCAAAAGTTTTAACAGATGAACTTTCAGCCATCAATCAAGCAAATCGAAAAGAACAGATGCAGATAAGATTAGATGAGAGAAAGGAAAAAAAAGCTGTCAAAGAAAAGAAAGAAACAACCGATGAACTTCAAAAAATCTTCGATAAGTCTGTTGCATATTTAGATAGCGGGGCTTTGGGGTGGAGTGCTGGGCCTTTTAAATCTCGTGAAAACGAGCAAATAAGAGCTGCATTTAATGCGCAAAATCCAAAATTCATAAATCAAGTGCGTCGATTAGAGAACCAAGGCCATATTACTGAGGCTATGTTCAAAGAAATTGAAAAGAGCATTCCTAAGGCTTCAGACTCAGATCGAGTAATCGCGGGTAAATTGCAGGGAATTGCTGACATCCTAGGGTTGAATGTAGACAAATTATATGAAATTCCTTGGATGGGAAAAAAAGTTAGTGATATAGCCGGAAAAGGAAAAGTCAAAATGATCTCTCCTAATGGCATTGAAGTCGAAGTCGAACAAGATAAAGTTGAAGAAGCCCTAAAACACGGTGGAAAACGATTATAATGGCAACGGCTTTCGACTGGTCTCAATACGAAAAATCTGCTCAACCTAAACAGGAATCTGCGACTCCTGAGGCTTTCGACTGGTCTCAATACGAAAAATCCTCTAAAAAGAAAGGATCATCTTCTGCTGCCTCAATAGCTGGTCGTGAATATGTTTCGGGATTTGGTGGAACTGTAGGGGATATTGTCAATTTATATGACTCCTTAACAAACAATGATGTCATTCGAGAATATAACAAAGTCGCACCAATTCCAATACCTCAAGTTCCTGAAATGTTTAAAAATGCCGGAACAGAAGCTTTATCCAAGGGGATTCAAGAAATATCCGGTGGACGGCCCCCTGAAGACATTTATGAGAGGTATGCCGAAACTGCTGGTCGATTTGCAGGCCAAGAAGCTGCCTTAGGGGGTGCTATTGGCGGAGCTGCCGGACTTCCGGTCGCAGCAACTACAGCTTTGCTCGGCACACTTCATGGAGCCGTTTCAGGTGCAGTCTTCCAAACTGCACGAGAATTGGGCATGAGTGACGAGGGCGCAGCTATTGCCACAACATTATTTACTCTAAGTCCTATTGCTGCAAAAAAAGCCTTTCCTGCGGTTTGGAATAAACTTAAAAAAATTAAGACTGGGAAAGGAATTGAAAAAGGAATTATTGGCGAAAATCTTCCAGTAAGCTCCTACGAGACTGCTGAGAAAGCTCTCGGTGAAGCTCAAAAAGGGCCATTTGAACAAATTCCATCAGAAAAAGCGCCATTTCAGGCAGAGATTTCTCCTCAAGTGTCTGAAGAAGGCCGTTCGCTTAAAGGAAGAGTTTCTAAGGGAGCAACAGAAAAAGGCCAATCTACTTTCCAAGCTGAAATTGGCCCACAAAAAGTGGAAGGTGCTAAATCATTAGAAGGACGAGTTACAACAGATTCTCATAGTCCTCTCGCTCCTATTTCAAAAAATAGATTCCAAAATGACACGGCTGGAGGTTCAGTTTTATCGAAAGTTGTAAAACAAGAAGCAGCGGATCAAAGAAAACATGTGACAGAAGCTTATAATAAAGCAGAAAAAGCTTACGAAAATGTAAATGGAACTTTTCCTGAGTTATCAAAAAAATTAGATGATCTTGTCAGTCAGATGGAAAAGTCTGCTAAACCAAACTCTGGTGAAAAAGCAGTCATAGATAATGCAAAAGCCGTTTTAGATATCATAGGAAGTGGTGGAGAGTTAATCGAACAACCTGTAAGTCGACTAATAAAAACTTCTGATAGTATTTCAGGAATTGCAAACTATGATATGCCCTATACCGGCCCTCGTAATATCCTAAAAAAGATGGCTAAAGACATCAATGAAGAGGTTATAAAAGAAATTAAGAGAAATGGAGTAGATCCTAGTCTCTTAAAAGATGCCGATAGAATTTATGGGGAATGGGCGAATAAATTTGCAAATGATGAAATCACTCCTTTTTTAAAAAAAGACAATTTAAATCCTGAATCCACCTATAGGACAGCTACTAAGGATGAAGGATCTTATCGTGCTTTACAACAAGCGTTGGGAAATACAAAAGAAGGCAAGAAATGGCTTCCAATGTATGAGAGAGATTACGTTAATGAAAGACTTGAACCTTATATAAAAAAATTAGATAAGGTTGGAAGTAATGAATACAAGCAAGAGATTAAAAATCTCCAGGGAACAATAGGATCACAAAAAGCAGCTCAAATTGATAAAAATTTACGAAAAGAAGCAAAAATTCGCCCTACTCCTACAAAAGAAGCCGCAAAAATAGCACCTGAACGCATTACTTCTGCTACACAGACCAAACCATTTGAAGTACGAGAAAGTGCAAAAAAACGTATACATGACACACTTCAAGAAAATTATTATTTAGATAAAAAACAAGAGACAAATTTCACCAATCATCTAGATAAGATTGCTAAATATTCCAAGGTAAATCCAGAAGGACTTATCAAAAAATTAGACTCTCGTTCAGGAATTAAAGAGCTACGAAAGGATCTCAAGCAAGCTGATTTTGATATTCTGACTCGTCAAAAGATGCGAAGTATGCTTAGAGAGGGAAACATCGAACATAAGTTCACAGGTGATAAACTTTATCAAGTCCTAAATAAAGAAAAAAACTTTGAAATTTTTAACGAACTTTTAGGCGAAAAGACGGCTGAAGCCGCTAGATTAGCAGCAAAAGAAGTCGGCAAGCGTCAATTAACACAAGAAGCAGTAATTGGCTTAATTAAGAAAAAACTTCTGGTCGATTATCTCGGTCGAGATGTCATCAAGGTTCTTAAGCAAATCGAAAATCTGCCTTAATTTTTTTTGCTCACACTATCAACAAATTATTTTAACAGGAGATCCCTATGACAACACTCGGTTCAACCGTTCCATATTATGGCGGTAGACAATCCAATAATCCAGCAACCGTTTTCACTGGAAAAGTTTCACCACCTAGTCCAAATATTGCCGCTAATCCAGGCGACGTTTACGTCGATACCACTCTTGAAAATTATTATGGTGCTGTCGGGAAATTAGCTGGAAATCAAGTTCAATGGGCGTTGCTTGCAGGGTCAAGCGGAGCCATCACATCTGTTCTTGGAACCGCTGCTCAAATTACCGCAACTCCATCTGGTTCAAGTGTCACTTTGTCCTTACCTGCCGTTGTCACAGCACCAGGATCACTTGCAACAACAACAACACTTGCTTCAGGAACAACTCTGACAGCGGGTTCATCCCTTAGTGTAACTACAACAGCGACTATCGGAACTGGGCTTACAGTCACTACAGGAAATATCACAGCAACAGCAGGAAACTTAGTCGCAACCGCTGGACAGCTTCAACTCAATGGCGCTGCTTCCAGAATTATTATCAATGCAGGAACTGCCTCAACAGCTCCAGTGGGTGTATCCGGAGCTATGAGTGGCAATCCAGGTACAGTCACAGTGACAACCTCAGCTTGCACGACTTCAAGCAAAATTTTGTATTCCAGAGCTACAACAGGTGGAACTCCTGGCGAAGTTTCTATAACCACACAATCTGCTGGTTCATTCGTCTTGACTTCAACAGGTAACGAAACATCTACCTTCAACTATTTAATCATAAACTAAGGTTTTTTCATGGCAAACCCTACCAATGCTATAGCCAATCGCCCGTTTACGCGTTTAGATGCCGGAGAACGGGCTATTTATGACTCAGTGGATGATTTGGCCTTCCAAGGCACTTATTCAGGCACAAACCTAATCTATAAGGGTTTGGCACGTCCAGGATCAGATGTCAATGATCCCGTATGGCAAATCGCTCTTCTGACTTATGACGGCAGCAATAACTTAATCAATATCACTTGGCCTCAGAATCTTCAAGGCAATCCCAGCAACGACTATGAGTTCATCTGGTCGCTTCATGCCGGATATACCTACGCATAGTTTTCTTTTCTACGCCAATACACGATCAAACGAGGACTAAATGTCAGCACAATTCAAATATAATGTATTCACTCATAAACTAGACTTAGTTGGTCTTGGTAATACCATTAATGGAATTACAACGATTGATAATGTAGGGGCCGATGGATCAGGAAATTTTGTCATCGAATCTACCGATGGATCTATCACCATTACAGACGTTCCCAATGGGATAAATTTATCAGCGTCCGGAGGTATCGTCACTGAGAAGATCACAGGCAACGATATGGTGGCCGTCCCTCCCACTGCGGGAAATATCAATCTATTAGGAGCTGGATCACTCACCACATCTGGAAATGCTGGGACTAGCACTGAGACGATCTCACTAACAGGGTTGACAGCTCATAACGTTTTAGTCGGAGCTGGAACATCGACAATAACAAAAGTTGCTCCATCTACAGCCGGATTCATCTTAACTTCAAATGGGGCAGCATCTGACCCCTCATTCCAGTCTGTAAGCGCTTCTGGAGCTATAACTACCATAGATGCTGATAGCGGTTCGATTACTCCTACAGGTGGTGTTGTCACGATCAGCGGAGGAACAACAGGGCTAACCACAACTGGCACTGGATCTACCCTTAATGTGACAGGCATCTTATTAGGCAAGAATGGCGGAACAGGATTCGCAAATACTGGTCTCACGCTTAATCTTTCTGGTGGTACGACAGGGGATGTTTTAACGAGCGATTCATCTGGAAATGCTACTTGGCACCTCCCTGCTGCAAGCTCGATCACAATCACTGGAGACAGCGGAGGTGGATTAACTGGGTCTAGCTTTACCTTCACAGGGGGCGCAACTGGGCTGACCTTTGCTGGGGCTGGAAGCACTGAAACACTGGGCGGAACGTTAAATATCGCACATGGAGGGACTGGAGCTTCCACCTTAACGGGCATTTTAACGGGGAACGGAACAAGTCCATTTACAGCCAGCGCCGTCACGCAATACGATGTTTTGGTGGGGGGAGCCTCAAATGCTATCTCATCCGTTGGGCCTGGTACAGCGGGACAAATTCTTCAATCCGGAGGGAATGCAGCAAACCCCTCATATAGCACCTCTACTTATCCATCTACGAACGCTGCAAACACCCTTCTTTACGCTTCATCTGCAAATACCATGGCAGCACTTGCCACAGCTAACGATGGCGTTTTGATCACTTCAAATAGCGGTGTCCCATCTTGGCTTGCTGCCGGAACAACTGGACAGGTTCTTACCGCTACAACAGGTTCATCCCCAAGTTGGCAAAATCCTGCAACTGGAGGAACAGTAACCACAGTTTCCGTTGTAAGCGCAAATGGCTTTGCAGGAACCGTCGCCAATCCAACAACCACCCCAGCTATAACACTCACAACTACCGCAACAGGCGTATTATCCGGCAATGGAACGGCTATTTCTGGAAGTGCGATCACACAACATGATGTGCTGGTTGGCGGAGCAAGCAATGCAATCACTTCCGTTTCTCCCTCAACAGCGACCTTTGTTTTGACGTCGAATGGAACTGGGTCAGACCCTTCTTTCCAAACAATTAGCGCAAGCGGAGCAACCACTACCTTTGATGCAGATTCAGGTTCAATGACCCCGACTTCAGGCGTTGTCACAATCAGTGGGGGCACGACAGGACTAACCACAACTGCTACTGCATCGACAATGGATCTGACTGGAACATTAAATGTAGCCCATGGAGGAACAGGCGATGCAAGCTTTACTGCATATTCCGTCATAACTGGAGGAACCACTTCGACTGGGGCTTTACAAAACGTATCTGGCGTTGGCACAGCGGGACAAGTTTTAACTTCAAACGGAGCTTCTGCTCTACCAACTTGGCAAAATGGCGCTTCGGTTCTTGGTATTACTACAGTCAATCACGCAGCGTCCCCTTATACGGTTCTTAGCACAGATCAATTCCTAGCAGTAAACGTCTCGGGCGGTGTTGTCACAATCAAACTCCCTAACGCTCCGACAACAGGTCGAGTGATTTACGTCAAAGACTCAAATGGAGCTGCTGCTACAAGCAATATCAGTGTAACCACAGTCGGTGGCTCAGTCACAATAGACGGTCAAACAACTTATACAATGAACATCAATTATCAATCATTATCGCTCGTCTTCGACGGCACAAACTACGAGGTATTCTAATGTCATATGATGGCCCAAATCCTTTGCCTGTTCCTGCTGGTGGGACTGGAGATTCGACATTAACAGCATATGCGGTTTTATGTGGTGGTACAACATCGACAGGTCATGTGCAATCTCTCGCAGGTGTCGGCACAACTGGACAAGTTTTGACAAGTAATGGCGCGAGTGCTTTGCCGACATTTCAGGCGGCAAGCGGTGGTGGAGTAACATTTACGGGTGACCTAGGCACAACATCGTCAGGCTCGTCACAAACAATAACTGCCAATCCTACCGCTACAACAGGTCTTGCTTTTACTACAAGTGGATCGAACATATCTTTAAATTTTAATATTCCATCCGCAGTTATAGCAAATAGCAATGTCATCCTAGGCTATACAAATCTTGGCGGAGGAACCACTTCGGCGAACAATACAGCGATAGGTGCATTTGCTGGTCAAAGTCTAACGACTGGCAACAGTAACACTTTAATAGGTTACCAGAGCGGTTCAAATGTCGCCACGGGTTCTAGTAATGTTAGTGTCGGTGTAGCAAATATTATAGGGGCTTCTGACACTTACCAAACAATTTTAGGTGCTGGTTGTGGATCTACCGGAAGCTATAACACTTATATAGGATATGCGGCATCAGGCTCCAGTTCAGGGAATAGCGCCTCAGGAAATAGTAATATTAATATAGGGTCGGTTGGCCCCAATTCAAATGGTGGAATTATAGAGATTGGGACACCTGGCACGCATACTAAATTTTTCGCAGCAGGCATAGAAGGCGTAACAGTTTCCAATAAAAATTATGTGACCATCAATACCTCTACAGGTCAGTTGGGTTCTGTTGCTTCAGTTACAAGTTCAATTTCCCTTACAGGCGATTCTGGTGGAGCATTGTCAGGCGCAGCATTTACTATAACTGGGGGCAGTACAGCACTTACATTTGCCGGATCAGGAACAACATTGACTCTCGGTGGGATTTTAACACCAGCCAATGGAGGGACAGGTGCTTCAAGCTTTACAGCGTACGCGCCTATATGCGGAGGCACGACCAGCACAGGCAACCATCAATCGGCATCTACAGGCATATCAACAAGCGGAAACGTCTTAATAAGCCAGGGAAGCAGCGCATTGCCTAAATTTGTGGCAACCACAAGTGTGGGAAGTTGGGTATTGATTCAATCTCAAACAGCTAGTAGCTCTGCTGCTATTACATTTACCACTGGAATAACATCTACATATAATACATATGCTTTAGTTTGTTCAAATGTTCTTGCTGTAGCTACTTCTAACACTCTGCTAGTGCAAGTATCGACTAACGGAGGAAGTAGTTATATTTCTACAGGATATTTAAGTGGTATAAACTCTTCCTTATATAATAATGCTACCTTTACAAACACAAATTCTACCGCTGGTTTTCTATTAATGAATGCCCTTCAGACGTCAGGGCCAGGTGGTTCAGGAATCTATTATTTACAAAATATGACAAGTGGAGCTGGCTATCCCACTATAGTAGGAGATGCCGCCTATGCGACTGCATCGCCTTGGGTAAAAGCTAATGTAGGAGGACTTTATAATGTATCAAGCACAACTGTCAACGCATTTCAAGTTGTATTAACCACTACATCAATCCTTCAAGGAACATTCACACTTTACGGAATATTGGAGTAAATTATGTCATTTTTTAAATCACTCAAAGAAAGATTTCAAAAAGAGGGTCTTATGTTCAAAGTCTTGACCTTAGTCTCTACCACGCTTCTCCTTGGTGGGCTTATCGGCTGGTTCTCGCATGATCTGGCAAGCACTCACATCCATAGCTCTCATCCAACGGCTTGCGCAGGGGCTTATCTTCTCGATTAAGATATATCATATCTTTTAGTCATAAATTCTGTGATAAAGTCATCGACATTGCGTAAGGTGTCGGATAATTCAAAATTTCTCTTTATCATCGCTATCGCAAAATCTCTTAAAATAACGCGCACCTCGTCTTTGGCGTCTTCCATTCCATCAGGATGGTCAAAAGACGCCCGATTGATGACCTGACCGCAATCCTCGCATTGTGTCACGATCTTCATGTGACCTTTTCTCTGGCAATCGTTCATTCCGGCCTCGTGTATTCTTTGTCAAAAAGAATGATCGTAGTAGGTTTTTGAAGCTTCAATCCCATATTTTTCTCTAGATCTGCATAAGTTTTGTCGATTTCTTTAAAAGCCACCTCAATTGCATGCTCGATAGTGCATAATCCATCTTCCACGAACATCTCCAAAGACTGAAGTCTCATTTTCTCCATATCATCCCCTTTATTGATCGTTTTCCTATTGTGCCCAGCAATATTTGTGAGGGCATGACATCTCCTGCTGCAAAACTTAATCAGCTTCATTCGGGCAACGCTTTCAAGTCGCCGGAAGAAAGTGGCCTTGCAGCGCTGGCAGGTGAGTTCAATATACGTTCTGATGCTGAATCCCCATTTGCTCGATCAATACGATGCAGGATTCTATAAAATCGGGGTCTTTAAACTCAACTAGCACTGTTAAATTTGCTGGCTTTCCGGTTTTGTTAAACTCCCATCCGCTGCTCAACTCTCGAATTTGATCTGCTTTGATGGCCTCAAAGAACTTTCTTCTGGTTTGGCTTGCCCAGCTTCTATTGTTGGCCTCTATCTCTTGACGGGTTTCCTGCCCAATTCCCTGAGAAGTGACAGCCCCTTTCGATTCCATGTCTTTTTTGATCCAATTTCGAACGACTGTAAAATGACAGCCATATTCTTTGAATTTCTTTGGCTTCAAGTCGGCGTACTCATCTAGTTTTTCAATCTTCTCATCAACAACCCTTTTCCCAAACTTCTCGCACAGCTCATCATACTTTTCTTGAGCCATCTTCACTCTTTTGAATTGAAAAGGGAGAGACACGGGCGCTTGCGCCTCCTCTCTCTCTTCATCTGTATTACTCTCTGTATTAATACATGGCTCATTTTTGAGCCGACGTGGGCTCATTTTTGAGCCGACGTCGGCTTGTTTTTGAGCCTTCGTAACAATTTTTTGAATTTCTGGTGAAATCCAAATTTTTCTTTTACGTTGAATGCCCTCAACAAAAATTTCAATTTTTATAAAATTTTGATCTTTTAAAGAAGTTATCCATCGTTTGATGGTGCTAATGTCCACATCATAAAGTTCAGCAAAATAGGCATTGGATGCCCAGCAATATCCGGTGGCCGTGGCTAAGGCGGTCAATTCTCCATATAAAAGTTTTGCGTTGGGTTCAAGCTCTTTGCAATATCTGATGTGAGCTGGGATAATGGCGTAAAAACCTGGCTGATTCATGGGGTCTCCATTTTTTTGTACCCCAGGCAGCTTTTGATTCTTAAAAGACTTGCGTTAAATCCGCAAACACCGTTAGTATGGTGGCATCTGTCAAGATACCGCCTTTCTTTTTTAACCCTGGGTTCGCTGCCTGGGGTTTCTTTTTTATAGCGCTCACTCTAACGGAAAAATTACTTTCTAATCTAGCGTAAAATCTTAACTCTCTTTATATTCCTAGGGATACATAGGAGGGATTTTAATGTCCAAATCATATTTTAGCCTTAAATTAGATCAATTTAAAGAAAAGTTTTATAACTTCATCTGCCATAAAAAGAAAGTCAAAGCGCTTGAAAACCTGAGTTCATGCCGGAGATTCGCCAACTGGAACTATATTCAACTTCTGAAACAATGCCTTAATGCGGGCTTCCTGGAGGATGAAGAAGAAAAGTTCCTCGATCACATGATCCAAAAGAATTTCAAGGAATTGGAATATCTCACCTGGTCTCACAAGACAAAGTGGCTGAAAGCTCAGATGGCTGACTTGTCTAGCCGATTCGTCCCTGCTCCCAAGCAGGAACAGATTTACATGCCCTTTGATCGCTTAGATCAGGCTCCAGCAGGCCATATGCCTCTAAACGTCGTTATTGCAGCCCAAGGGCAATCTAAGGGGGTTCACGCGTGATTACAGTCATTTTAGCGGTTAACACGATTCTACTGGCATATCTGGCGTTCCGCTGGCGGGGCTTCATGATCGAGCAGTTCAAGGTAAGCGATGAAGGGTTAAATAGCCGTGCAAGCTTTCTTCTAGCCAAGTTGGGAACAAATACATTGGAAATAAATTCTCTTAGGCAAGATTTGATGATTATGCGATCCGCGATCGACAACATCTTGCATGCGGTCGGGAATTTGAATAAACCCGTTCCTCGTTATTATTCTCATGTCAATGATGCTCTCAGATATATGGATGGGCCGATAAAACACAAGAATAAGGGAAAAAAGCTCACTGCCGAGCAAAAGAAGGCTCTTTCGGATAACGCCAAGGCAAAATGGGCGTCTTATACTCCAGAGCAGCGCGAGGCGCGAATAGGTGGGCTAAGGAGTGGTCATAAGAAAGCAAAAAAGGCTGCCCCTAAGGGACAGCCAGTTGAATCGGCTTCCTTAGTTGGAGCCGGAGGGAACGTAAGCAATCCAGTCTGAATACATCTCACAAAACTTGTTGGTTATATCCGGTGATTGCAAGACGGCATCTGCGGTCTGCTCCACGGTATAGCCACTTTTCTTTGAGCGATTCAGAAGATACTCCTCTAGACGCAAGATTGACATATCTCTTTCTAGGAGTAGATATTTAAGCTTCCCAACGCTATCCTTTGGAACTGCCTTTTTTGGCATTTCAGGCGTTTGTGGCGCTTTTTCAGCGGGCCTATGGTCATTAGTGTTGCCCCCCAGAGGCGCACTTTGCTTGTAGGCCGTCTTTCTAGGCTCTTGATTAGCTATCTGCCCGTCTTCATCTTCTTCCGTCACCAAACCCAAGATTGCAGAGAGAGCATATCTTTTTAGATAAGTTATCTCCGATCCAAGTTCTTGGATTTTCAGATTTCCTGATAATCCTATAGACCCTTTAATAAATTGTCCTGAGCTGTGCATTAAGATCGTCACTAACTGTGCCCCCTGAGTATTCTCGTCAATTACCTGACAGATCGCAAGTCCGCTCTCTTGCAGAGGCTTTCGGATGGCTTCCCATATGTCCGCCAAGTCCGCGTAGGAATATTGATGGCTTCCTCCTGTTTTATGCGGTACTTTTACGGTCTTTTTCTTGGGAATAGCAGGAATCATCCCTTGAAATCTGCACAATCCTTTTGCTAACTCTGAAATGTCTGTAGTCATATTTTCCATGTTTAACGGCTCCTTAATACTGTTTTTGTTTCTTCATAAATTTCGATTCCTGGGATATTTGAGCATCCCTGCTTAATGGCAAGCTTAACGGCTTCCTCGTTGACCATGAGAAATTGACGGGGAACGTCATACGCTTCCACCACTTTGAATTTCTTCTCGGTCTTGGTGTAGGCGATAACATCGTCACCCTTCAAGGTCTTTGCCACCGGAGGAATATAGACTGATTCTTCTATGCCAATGATCTTGGCTGCTTCCTGTTTCTCTTTGAGATCCTGGATGCGTTCTTTTTCCAGTTTTAGCCTATACTCGGTGGTTTTCTCCTTGATGATCGTCACCGTTTCATTCAGCGGTAGGATGATCTCATTGCATTTATCGTTTATCTCGGCAATCACCCGTCGCAAAGGCTCGGACTGAGCTTTACGAATGGAATCCAACTTATGTCTAAAGTCAGAAGCTTTCTTCCAGGTGTCTGTAGCGATCTCCAAGCTTTCTTGGTCTTTAACATGGATCATCTGAGCATCCACTAACAGGTCATGAGCCAGCTTTGTAGCCAGCTCATATTGTAATTCCGGTGTCATCGCGGTGTTTGTCGGTTCAATTGTCATAAATATCCTTGTGCTTTCAGTTTGTCTTCAAAAATATGGTCTAACCAGTCGTTGAAATCTTCAACGTAGTTGCTTTGGTCTCTGGTCATGTAGCTCTTGCAATCTTTGCAAAACCCCCAGTCCAGCTTTATATCGTCTCTGCCACAATATGGGCAGCTTCCTAAGTCACATGCTTCTGGTTCTAATCTTGGCTCTCTCATATTTACCCCTTAATTTGTTTTTTAGAGGATAAAGCTGAATAGGTCAAGTTAGTCTCACGGAGATGATCCGCAAGGGCAAAGACAGCGCTGTTAAGCTCAATCATGGCCAGCGCAAGTTTTTTGTAGTCCACGGCGCAATCTTCAAATAAATCATTGAAGACGTCCAGGGATTGCTTAAAATCAGTGCTTGTAATATCGTTTGAATAGACCATAGTTTTCCTTTTGGTATGAATGCCCCAGGGTGTCCGCCCTGGGTTTTTTTCCTTACAATCACTAGTCTAGTAGATTTCCGATTTACTAGTCTAGTGTTTTCTTTTTCTCCCAATATTTGTCTACTAAACTGAGACAATAAGCCATCGTTTCTGGATTGATTTGATACGAAAAAACCTTGGGCAAGCTGCCTCGGCTATCGAGTTTTATGAATAAAACCCTATCCGCAATAAAAGAAACGCCGTTCTTGGTTAACAGGTGGTGATAAAAATGCGCCTGGTAGCTCCAAATCATCGAATTCTCAGTCGCAGAAGTCTTCCAGTCCACCAGCACCGGAATCTTCTCATAGGGGAGCTTAACGATAGCGTCTATCTGACCCGTCAGCATCTTTTCATCATCATAATATCTTGTCTCCTGGAGTACCATCTTAGGCTTCATAACGCCATGCCACTTCAGGAAGGAGTTGTAATAGTGCGTCTCCCGAGGCTGTAGAAACGTCGTTTTGCCTTTGTAATATTGATCTATAGCGTCATGGACAGTTGTCCCTATATCGGCCTTATTTTGCAGGACAGCGGGGTCTATATGCCCAAATTCCTGAAGGGTTGACAGAATGGTTGATACGCGGACATATGACATTCCCGCTTTCATTTGGTGCTTTACGTTCATAAATTCCTTTTTGGTTAAAGTTGACTTAAATACTAGACTAGTATATATATGAGGACAGAAAACTAGTCAAGGAGATGATTCAATGAAATTTAAAGAGTTTTTCGAAACGTGCGGGATCAACAAGACAAAATTGGCTGCTGATCTGGAATTAAATTTAAATACCATTTATGGTTACATGTCCGGAAAATGGAAGCCTTCACAGGAGGCTGCCGAAAGAATAGAAAAATACACAGGCGGTAGAGTTACCGTCATGGAAATGAGAGGTAAAGATGACAGAAGAACTGTTAACAGTGCGTCAAGCTAGCGTGATGTTCGGCGAGAAGACCGTACAGTCCATTTACGAAGCAATAAAAAAGGGGAGGCTTAAGGTAAGTCATGAGTCAAGACCATGCCAAATCAGAAAAAGAGATCTTATTGAATACCACGAAACAAAACACTCCGTCCTCATCTCGAAATATGATGGAAAGCCTGTTTATAATCTGGAGCAAGGAGAGATCTCGGTCTCTCATGCAGCAAAACTTTGCGGAATCAGGCCAACGTTCCTGTATTTCAAGATCAGACGTGGAAAGATCGGCTACATCAAGCGAGGGAAGCACCTAGTGTTAAGGCATGAAGAAGTCATGCAGTTCTATAAGGATTTGCTGGCAAGAAGGGACAATCCCCAGCAGATGAGGTTTGTATAGATGCTTTTTGATGTCAATGAAGGGATTAAAGAAGATGTGACCCACAAGGCGCAGCTTATTCAAGATCAGATCATGTCGAGCCTGACAGATCCTGTATCTCTTTTGGAAATGGAAAAATGGGCGTTAGCTCTTGGGATGAATATTTATGAGATTTACATGAAATTGTTTTTATTTAGTCCAGAAAACGTAGATATCCTCGTCGATAGAATTGATCAAGATATTAAAAACTTAATGTCTTTAAAAAAATATATTACAACTGCGGAGAGGCTTGTTTGATAAAGTCTAGCGAGGAAATAAGGGCAATGAGCCAGGAGGATCAGCAAAATTATTTCAGTCCACTTATTACAAACCTTATAGAATATTTTCAGATAAATAAAATTCCTGAAGACCAAGGTTTAATATTATTGACTATGTTATTGGCTATGTTGTGTTCCCAAAGTAAGAAGAAATCTGAAGTAATACTCCAGTTAGTCATTAATTATATAAGAGAGCAAATGGAGATATACCAGCGTGGATAATAAAAAATATACAGTCCTGGCCTGGATGATGTTTATTGTCATCATCTTTATCTTCTGCTTTCTGGATATGCACATCAGGGCAGAGATGCTAGAGATGAAGGAATCCTTAATAGATTTAGAATATGCAGTACGACACAAGGGATAAAATGGATTTTGGGTTAAAGCTATTAGTTATATGTTTGGTTGTATTTTTCGTCTCTTGTACTATTATAATATTGATTTGTGAGAAAACGGGTTTTGAACATAAAAGAATTGTTAAACAAATGGGAGTAAATGTATGTTAAAGAATTTTGAAGAATTTTGGAGCGCATTAAGGGTAATAGCCATAGGGATCTTTATCGTGCTGTGGTCAGCCGATACGTTTGCCTTTGCGCCTATTGTGGACATAAAAGTCCCCAGCAAGCAAGGGGAGCAGATGAAGGCAGAAGAGCAAAATAGGCGTAATGAGAGAGCCTGGCATAAGGTAGACGACTATCACCGTAACCAGAATAATGACAATGACAGCGGGGGCAAGAGCGACGAGCCGTCAGGCCGTGATTATTCCGAAGCCATTGATTATGAACGAAACAATATCGGTTAATTTATCATTTTGAATTAATTCATATACCTTATATCTCTGAGATTAGGAATCTCAATATAGGGTATTATGTATATATACGAAATCCAAGGCAATCCCGTACCACATCATGAAACACGCTGGAGCAAGAGATCAGGCCATGCCTATGCACCTGATTTAAAGCTCAGGCAATTCGCTCAATGGCAGCTAAAGCCGAATGCGCCCGAAGCCCCTCTTACAGGCCGATTCGAAATCGAAATATGGTGCTATTTTCCTA